CGCCTGTGGATTGTTGAACATCAGCCGGAGGACCTACTATCGAAGAGCGAAGGAGTGTTCGACATGAGGAAGCTCAAGAAGCATACTGAGCTGAGAGAACCGGGGATCAGGTGGTTCGTATGGGCGTTTCTTGTGGCCTTGCTGGTCTGGTTCTTCTGGGATATGCCTAACGATGAGTTCAGTCATACTCGCTCGGTGTGGATGGTCATTATCGCTCTTGGTCCCGGCCTGATTGGTGGACTCCTGTGTTACCAGCCTATTTACAAGCGAAAGAAGAAAGCAAGAGATGAGGCCGTTGCAGGTGCGATTGCTGATGGGAAGATCCCTGTGTGCGAGTGCAAAGCCAGACATCTGGCCGGTCTACCTATCCCGAAAGGAGTTCCGTGTGAAGCAACAGTATACGGTCCGAGACTGGAGCTGCGTGCCGGAGGTCAGAACTATGTGATCCCTATGGAGCGGGTTATCAATGCA